CGCACTGTAAACCTAGCGTTACGTGCTCCCACAAAAACGTATAATACCACAAAGTTAGAAATCTCTCTAGCAAAGAAGCGTACTAAAGGTACGAAGCTTATTTCACATTTACTTTATAGTAAATATTTGCGAAAGAGGATGGACATTGTTTTTATGAAAAATGGAGTTCAATGTGTGCCTCATGCTAATGTCGGCTGCTTGTGTGATCTATCCTTTAGGGTTATTGATAGGGCATTGGAGATTAGGTCTCCTCCCTTCATTGTTAATAGGATCCAGAATGGTATATATATGACAGATTCACAGATGTACACAATTGGTGCATGTAGGCTTGAGACCACTTTTGATTTTTTAAATGATCAGATAGTACCTGCTGAACCAATTGAGCCCATGCGCCTTGCAGCTTTGCATATGGCTGTTGATTGCGGAGATAATCAAGTTAAAGTTCCGCGATACTTTGGTCAACCTGACTTCCCGAAGTCAAAATCGTTTCCAATAATGGTTCGTGACATAGGGAGGATCTATAAGCGTGTTGATTTGAATTTTTTTCGTCGTATAGGTGCACCAATGACTCCATTGCTTGCCAAGCTTGGGGTGTGGACTAAGTCACTACTTCCGGGAATAGTAAGTAAAGGGTATGAACGTTACAATTTCATTCCCTCATTGCAAGCGCTGTGTTTACGCCATCACTCATTTTTTAACCTAGCCATGGGTACCAGTATTCTCAGAAGTGCTGATGGGCAGGTTCATGAGCGCACTAATTCGGTCTATTCGTTAGATAATTTGTATCCCACGAAGCTTCCTAAGCTTGTAGCAACCTTTAATCAACCGACTCACATGCTAAACCCTACGGCGTCTAATATACTTGTATCAAATATAGTGATGGCGCTTGAATGGATGTATGCGTATATGCGTGTGACGGATAAATTCAACACTCGTTTATTTCAGTTCTCACCGACGCAGGTGCGTGCTGAGACGCGTGTCACGATGGATGCCGGAGGAGGACATTGTCCAGGTGCGGAATATGATAGGTCGATTAAGATAGGAGAAATAAACTACAAATTCTCTGTCAGTGGTAAGAAACCCATGCACCTTGAGCATTGTATACAAACCATAGTTTCACAATACGACCATTTCTGTAGGACTGGTGAGATCACGTTTATCCGTGACTCATGGTATTTGTGTCTAAAGATGGAGGTGTTTAATACTATGGATAAGGAGGATGATGAGGGGAAGCTCGCACTATTTGATAAAGCAAGGGAGTTCTTTATCGTTTATATGCGTACACTGGTCATGAGTTCCATGGTTCAGGACTATAGGCAAAAAGTGGAACGAGGCTTTATGATAAAAATAGGTCATAAATGGTGGGAAGGGGGGGCTCAAATCCTAGCTGATGAGCTTCATGCTGATGATCCTGAGATGTCTTTTTCTACCGGAGACTTTAAGAAGTTAGATACGACTTTGAAACTTGTTTTATTGAATTTGTACAGTAGTGAGAACTTGCGGTATTATGACCTTGAGACAATGAAGAAACATGACCCTAAGTTATATGCATTTTTCCTTGCTTTGTGTAAGTTTACTGGTG